AGATGATGGCCAAGTATGCCAGCAAACGTGCTGGCATTGGTTTGGAGATTGGCCGTCTAAGATCATTGGGTAGTCCTATCAGAGGTGGTGAAATCATGCACACTGGCATGATTCCTTTTTTAAAGAAATGGTTCGGTGATTTACGTTCATGTTCACAAGGTGGCATTCGCAATGCCAGTGCTACAGTTTTTTATCCTATTTGGCATCATCAGTTTGACGACCTCATTGTTCTTAAAAACAATCAGGGAACTGAAGAAACTCGCGTTAGACACATGGACTACGGAGTTGTATTATCAGCGTTCTTTTGGCGTAGGTTTAAAAATAAGGAACACATTACGTTCTTTGATCCTAACGAAGTTCCTGATCTTTACGAAGCCTTCTATAAAGATACAGACCTATTCGAAGATCTGTATGTCAAATATGAAAAGCGCAAAGACCTACGCAAAAAGGTAATGAGTGCTGAAGAAGTTTTCAAGGGTGGTATACTGAAAGAACGCACAGATACAGGTCGCATCTATTTGGTGTTTATTGATAATGTGATTAATCAAGGACCATTTGATCCTGAATATCATACGATATATCAGAGTAACTTGTGCTGTGAGATTCTATTGCCCACACGTCCCTTTAAACGACTTGACGACGATAGTGGTCGCATAGCGTTATGCACACTGGGATCTATCAACTGGGGATCGTTCCGAAATCCAGAGGACATGCGTAGAGCCTGTAGGATTCTACAGCGTAGCCTGTGTAACATCCTTGACTACCAAGACTTCTTGTCGATACAGAGCAAGTTAAGTAACGATGAGATACAACCATTGGGTATCGGTGTAACTAATCTTGCCTATTGGCATGCTAAGAGGGGATTAAAATATGGCGACAAAGACGCACTATCGGAAGTTAAAAGTTGGATGGAACATCAGGCCTACTATCTCACTGAAGCCAGTGTCGAACTTGCAAAAGAGCGAGGCAAGTGTAAAGATTCGGACAGAACAAGATACGGACAAGGAATCTTCCCTTGGGAACTCAGAGCCAAAGGAGTCGATCAACTTACAAAATTCGATCCTGAACTTGATTGGGAATCTCTTAGGAAAGAAATGAAAGAACACGGAGTTAGAAATGCTACACTAATGGCGATCGCTCCGGTTGAATCAAGTTCTGTTGTTATTAATTCAACGAATGGTATTGAAATGCCTATGTCGCTTATTTCAACTAAGGAATCAAAAGCAGGTTCATTTACACAAGTTGTTCCTGAATATAATCGATTAAAGAACAAATATCAATTGATGTGGGATCAAAAAGATTGCGACGGATATCTAAAAACTGCGGCAGTTCTTGCAGCGTATGTTGATCAGAGTATTTCTACAAATACTTTTTATAATCCGGCACACTTTCCAAACAGAAAAGTTCCAACTACACTTATAGCTAAGAATTTAATGCAGGCACAGATATGGGGTATTAAAACTTTCTATTACAGTTTAATCAATAAGGCTGGCGCAAAACACGAAGAAGCTACCCCTGAAGTTCACTATAACGGATTTCACGAAAGAGAATCTGAACCAAGTATAGAAGAAGATTGCGAGGCATGTAAACTATGAGTCAAGCTCAGTATAACTTAAACACAAAGACAGACTATCTATCACGTAAAATGTTTCTAGACCCTGCTGGTCCAGTTACTATTCAACGATTTGAAGAAGTTAAATATAAAAAGATTGCAGACTTTGAAGCCACAGCACGTGGTTTCTTTTGGCAACCAGAAGAAATTAGTCTAAGCAAAGATGCAAACGATTTTAAGGAAGCAAGCGATGCAGTTAAACATATCTTCACTAGCAACCTGCTTAGGCAAACTGCTCTTGACAGTCTGCAAGGTCGCGGCCCAAGTCAAATCTTTACTCCGGTCGTAAGTCTTCCAGAACTAGAAGCATTGGTCTACAATTGGACCTTTTACGAAACCAATATACATTCAAAAAGTTATAGCCATATCATCCGTAACATCTACAACGTGCCCAAGGAAGTGTTTAACACTATCCACGATACACAGGAGATAGTAGCAATGGCATCTAGTGTAGGCAAATACTACGACTATCTACACATGATCAACTGCCGCAAAGAACTGGGCGAAAAGTTTCCCGAGCAAGAACACATTAAGGCAATTTATCTAGCCCTACATGCAAGTTATGCCTTAGAAGCATTCCGTTTTATGGTATCATTTGCCACTAGTCTTGCAATGGTGGAGAACAAGATCTTTATCGGCAACGGAAACATTATTAGCCTAATCTTACAAGACGAACTACTACACAAGGGTTGGACTGCCTACATCATTAACCAAGTTGTTAAGGAAGATCCACGTTTTAGTAAAGCAGCACAAGAATGTCAAGAAGAAGTAATACAAATTTATAAAGATGTGATTGCTGAGGAAAAAGCCTGGGCCGAATATCTTTTCCAAAAAGGTCCTGTAATTGGACTCAATGCTAACATTCTTAAAGAATTTGTAGATTATACCGCAGCAGGAGCACTCAAAGATATCGGTATTAAATATTGGGCTCCTGCTCCAAAAACTACTCCAATTCCTTGGTTCAATAAACATAGCGATACTCATAAGAAACAAACAGCTCTACAAGAGAATGAAAGCACTAATTATGTAATTGGAGTTATGAGCGATAATCTTGACTACGAAGATTTGCCGACTATATAATAAACAATATGTATAAAGCACAATTTAAAAGACACTCGCCCTACGAATCTTGGACAACCATAGGACATTATGGCAATGAAGAATCTGCCATGGCAGCAGCCTTGAGTTATAAAAACAAAGGTATGCTAATGGTCAGAGTTACAGATAAGAACGGTTCAGTAGTCTTTACAGGTTGAAAGGAAATAAATGAAAGCAATCGTATGGAGTAAGTATCATTGTCCTTATTGTGATCAAGCTAAAGCATTGTTAACACAAAAAGGCATACAATTTGAAGAAAAGAAAATCGGTGATGGTTATTCAAGAGAAGATCTTTTAGAAGCCGTTCCCACAGCACGAACAGTTCCTCAGATATTTTTAGACGGAGAATTGGTTGGTGGATTTACAGAATTAAGAGAGAGACTAAAAGATGTTAATTGATAAAGGTGTGTCAGTAGGAGAAGTAATAACTCTTAAGTTAACCAGTGGAGAAGAGTTAGTCGCTAAACTCACAGAAGAAACAGCCACGTATTACAAATTAAGTAAACCAATGGTTATCGGTATGGGTGCCAAAGGACCTGGACTGATGCCTTATCTGTTTACAGTAAGTCCTGATAAAGAAATTAAACTGCTTAAAACCACGGTGACTGTAGCAGAAGCTACAGACAAACAGTTTGCTGATCAATTCGTTCAGTCAACTACAGGTATTGCATTGAGCTGATATGGTAAAGCCGATCCAGCGCCTAGGTGATTCTAACTCGGCAGGCGGCAAAGTAGCAAACACTGACGGTAACTCTACAGTATATGCTAATAGTCTACTAGCCAGTGTAGATACTAGTTTGGTTAGATATCCTCGATCTTCAACTGCAACCTCGTCCGGTAGCGGCACTGTATCTGCTCACGGAAAACCAGTCAATTATACTGATAACCCCGATGTCGATGGTAATGTTCGAATAGGCGGTAGTGGAGATGTTTTTGTCGGCGACGACATAGATCAAGATATTCCCAGCATTAGATTAGTAGTTGAGGCAGACGAGGAGGATGTGCATAGTCCAGGAGCAGGTGCACAGGCATTCGCTGCTGTTCCAAGATCGGATAGAGAAAAAGCAGTTGCAGATCCTGCTCCGACCGGAAACAAAAACACAGAGCCGAGTAAGTTTACAGGCACACCTAGCGCCGATTGTGGTGGTATTGAAGCAGAAGTAACTGCCGCCGGTAGTCTAGCAAACATAGAAAAAATACAGCTCAGTCCTAGATTCACTGTAGGAAAACTAACACGTAAACCCAGTGTAGCATTTGATAATCCTTTAGAACCACCCGGCGGCGGATTAACTAGAGAAGAAATAGTCTGTAATTTAAAATTGCTCTGCATCAATTGTTTAGAACCGATTTATAACAAATATTCTAATGCTTTCATAACCAATACCTGGAGAAAACCCAGCGGTAATCCAAACAGTCAACATCCAAAGGGTATGGCAGCTGACATTCAGTTTCGGGGTGTTCCTAAGTCTGAGTATTTCAAGATAGCACAGGTAATCAAAGACCTTGTTCCCTATGATCAATTGCTATTAGAATACAAAACCACAGGAACTGGATTACCTTGGATACATATCAGTTTTAACAAGGGAGGTAATAGAAAACAAGTGCTGACCTTTCTTAACGACAAAACCTATGCTCAGGGTCTTGTTGATCTAGCGGACAAATAACATGAAAAAATTATTTTGGAATATTCTCGGATTTTTATCATTAGGCATGGCCTATATCGGAGTCATTACTCCCGGCATACCTTACAGCCCTTTTGTTGTGTTTGCTGCATATTGTTTTAGCAAAGGCAGCGAACGTATGCATCGTTGGATCTACAATCACAAACTATTTGGTCCATTTCTTACTAATTGGAATACCAAACGTGTGTTTCCTACCAAGATGAAATTCTTTATGCTGGGAATGATGTCGCTGAGTTTGATTCTAATGGCTCTAGGAACTGTGCCGTTAAGAGGAATCATCTATACCGCTGTCTTTATGGCATTAGTGGCAATTTGGGCTTGGAGATTTCCGGGTAGTGTGGAAGAACATCAACGACGAATAGACAACGGAGAAAAAATTGGATGGCTAAAATAACCTTAGAAGAATTAATGGATATTGCCTTTGCCCACGAAGAGGGCGATCCCATAGACTGGGGTGTTTTCAAAGAAGGGCAAGAACAGGCAATGAAAATGATAGGGTCTAGCATTCTAGAACAGTTTGATAAAGAAGATATCACCGATGCGGATAGATTAATACTTTTAGCTACTATAACTAAATTGGTAACTGAAAACATGATTTTGCATTCTAAACTGTTGACACTGTCTAAAAAAGAAGTATAATAGAATATATGCGCTAGAAGCTAACTGGTCAAGCAGGAGCCTCTAAAACTCTGAGTAGTGGGTTCAATTCCCACCTAGCGCACCAAAGATATTATGAATGTTCTAAATA